GTTCAGCAGATACGTAAATAACGTTACCGCCAAATATGTCAGCATCATTAAAGAATAAATTTCCACTAGCATCAACTGCAAGAAGCTGACCGATTGTACCTTGTCTTGAAGGAAGTGTTAAACTGTATCCTGCATCAAGTGTATTAGGGGCTTTTAATGTAATACCGTCTTCACCAGATGCTGTTAATTCTCTAAAAGTTAATGTACCAGCATCTTCGATATCAATATTGTTTTTAAAGTTGAAACCGCCAGCTTCTGTTACAGTTAATTGCTCTACACCGTTTACATCAATGCTAACCTGAGCTTGCGAACTATCGCCTGCATCACTAACTAAAACTTGTGTGTCGTTTTCAAAAACACGTTTAGTAATATCTTGAACTGTGTTATCATCACGTAGCAGGAATACTTTACCGTCTGCTGTGTTGATTGCTAATTCACCTGATTCAAGTTGTGAAACTATAGGCTGTTTACCAGCCACACTACTACGCTTGTGCTTAATTCTTGTTGCCATTAAGGCTGCCTCCAATGTTGGTACGGGTCAGGTCTATATAGACGCCCAAAACTACACGATAGAAATCGTTGTACAGTTATTTATCAAGTTTTAAAAATGCTTATATTATTCAATAAAAAAGGGCCCTGTTAGGCCCTTTTTGTAATTGTTTTACTGTTTACAATAACTTTAGAAAGTTCCGCCGTCTATTGTATCTGTCCAAATTGGTGTTGCATCAACATCACTTGTTACAGTTAAGATTTGGAAACTGTTGCTTGCATCACTTGTGCCTGCTGCATCAGTAACTTTCATTGGGTTAGCAGTGTCACCGTATACAATACCATTTTCAGTAAATGTACTTACACCGGTACCGCCGTATTGTACTTCTAGATCAATGTTTGTTAGTGCAAGTGTACCATCAATTGTTACATTTTCATTAACTTGTACATTTTGATCAATAGTTGTCAATCCGCCAGTTGCACCAATGTTTAGTGCAGTTGCAGCGCCGCCAAAATTGATTGTTGTTGCTGTATCATTTAACAAGTTAAATGTTGTTTGTGTTGTTAACAACTGATCATTATTGATTGTTATGTCTGTTGAGAATGTACTTGTGTTTTCTCCCAAACGTAACTTTTCAATTGCTGCTGTACCGCCAATCATTGTACTGAAGACCATATCAAAGTCTTCTTGTGTACCAGTTATATCTTGCGCTATTACATCAATCTGACCGCCTATTTCAAAGTTGTCGTTTGATGTTTCTAGTTCAAACTTAACACCAGTACCACTTCCGGCTACAGGAGTACCGCTTACACTATGGTGTGCAAGTGTAATTGGATATACAATATCATCAGCAGCACTATCAGGTGTATTTGCAATCCACTTAATTTGTTCTTGAGATTCGATTGTATCTGCTTTGATTAAAATTTTATCGCTTGCATAATTTGTTAGTTGTAGTACGCCGTCGTTATTACCGCCAACATATTTTTGTACATGAAGTTCTTCAGCAATGCCAACACCGCCTGCAACTGTTAGTGCGCCTGTTTGATAGTTGCTGCTAACTGTTGTGTTTAGAATTTCTACAGTATTTGTTGCTTCGATTCTAAACAAGTCGTTACTGATAATAACTCTACGAGCACTATTAGTAAAGAACTCTAGTTCGTCGTTGTTAGCACCCGGGCTAGTTTCTGGACGGATAAATGTGTTTTGATCAACATCTTTAACGCCGCCTAGTGAACCCCAAGCAATACCGTCGTACCCTTCGAATACTGTTGTATCTGTGTTGAAACGAATTTGACCTGTAACTGATGACGGACGATCAAGTGTAGTACCAACTGGTATCTGTAGTGTTTGTACACTATCAATAATAACTTGTTCGTTGTTTATTGTTAGTACACCAGTTGCTGCACCAACGTTAATAGCTGTTGCATCACCAAATGCATTTATAGTTGTAGCATTTGTATTGAATACATTAAACGTTCCAGTTTCGTCTGTAATGATATTTGTACCATTGACTTCAATGTCACGATCAGCTATAATATCTCTATCAGCAGTGATATCGACACCAGCATGAACGTTACGTTGTGTACTAATACCACCAGTAACTTGTAATGCACCTGTTATGTTATCAGTTGCATCATCGCTGTTAAGTATAATAACATTAGGAGTTTCGCCAAATTCTACAACTTCTGCGCTGTCTGTAGTATCTACAACTATATAATCACTAACGTTTTCATGTAAACGGAAAACATTTGTACTATTATCTGGTACGTCAATATCAGTAACACCGTTGATATCAATTGTATCAATTGCACGGTCATCGCCTAATACAACGCTACCGTCAACTGTTAAGTCGCCTCCGGCAAATATACTTTTAGCAACACCTAAACCACCGTCAAATACAACCGCAGCATTAGTTGTGCTAGTTGCTTCAGTTGTGTTCTCAACTAAGAACTGAGGACGAATTCCAAATGTAATTATTTCCTCGTCTGTTCTTGTATTGATACTAATGTAATCTAAGCTACCTTCAGTTGTGATACTGTATGCTTGTAAACTTTCATCTGGAATGTTTAAACTAACATCGCCTGTAAACACAATATCGCCGTTAACTGTTAAGCTACCTTCGACTAACAAGTCTGGATTAATAGTAACTGTACCTGTAGCTGCACCTATATTAATTGCAGTGGCGTCACCAAATGCATTAATAGTTGTAGCAGTTGTGTTAAGCAAGTTAAATGCTCCTGCTACATCTGTACTAATAACATCGCCGTTAACATCAAAATTACCATCAAGTATTAAGTTACCTGTTACAGTGCCGCCTGTTAATTTGTTCAGATATCTGTTTTCAACATATGTACTAACAGCTTTTTGTGTCGGTGCAGTGTTAAAGTCTTGTGTACCAATACTTGAAATTAAGTTTGAGTTATCACTAACTTCTTTAAGTTCTACACCAACTGGAATGCCGTCTCTGATAAATGGACCAACACTGGTTAGACCTTTTAGATCAATTTCGTTAGCATTTAGTGTAATGCTACCAGTTAGTGCGTTAACTCCAAAGAAGTTACCAACTCTAAAGTTACCAATTTGGTCAACAGTACCACCGGCAAATACTTTACCGTTACTTGTTTCGATGATTTCTTGTTCCGGTATAGCACTACCGCCAAAGAACGGAAGTGCATTATATGTAATACCAGCACCTACATATTCAAATGCATGTCCCGAAGTTGAAATAGTTGCTGAGATGTATCAACACTAACAATGCCTGGGAACAGTCTAATATCAGCTGTACCACCGTATGTTGAATTCAAGTCAGCAATTGAATTGTCTTCGATTGTTTGAAGTGCATTTAGGATGATGGTTCTTTCAGTATTGTACGGACCACTTCCTAATTCATAGTTGTGATCGTTTTCTTGCCATCCTGTAGTGTATCCATTAATTAGACTTAGTGCAATTCTATCAATTAACAATTCTGCATATGCTGCTGCTTCTGCACCACCATCTGGTATTGTAACGTCTTGTGTTTCTATATTTCCGTAGCTTTTAGTTACAGGATCATTTAGTGCAATTTGTCTTAGCAAATCACCTAATTTATAGTAGCTGTATGCTGTGACTAATGTTTGATCTGCATTTCCACTCTTTGCTGCTCCGAGTATAGCACCGTTGTAGTATGCATCTGCTGCACGGCGTGTTTGCTTGTTACCACCGTACATCATGTCGTAAAGTGCTGCATCAACTAGATAGCCTGTATCTCTTTGACATTTTGTAATATTATATTCAAATCCTATAATATTTTCAGTTATGAAGTCGATAACATCAGTTTGAATATTTGCTTTTTGTGCAAGCATAGCTTGAGCTGCTGTTCTAGTTGCAAGTGGTAGCCAGCTAAAGTTTGGCTCAACTTCACCCGGAGTACCAACTAGTGTTGCATTATTAATTGCATTTTTTGTAATATCAAACAATCCAACTGCTGTAGCACTTTCTACACTTGTGCCGTAATTTCCACTTAGAACTTGAGATTCTGGGTTTCCGGTTGTCGGAGAAACTGCAACACCTTCTATACATGCCTCTGCTATTGTAGCAAGGTGTGCATATGCTGCAACGGTATTTGCTCGTTGACTTTCAGGAATATATTTTATTGCATTTAAGAAATATGCTCTAGTTGCAATTAGTGTAGCAATATTACCTTGATATAGTAAATCATGTGCAACTGCATCGATTAAGTATCCAGTGTCACGTTTACATACCTCTTGATTATAATCAAATCCGTTGTATGTTGTTCCAATATACGAAATAGTATCGTTAACAATAGTTTGTTTTACAGCAACCAAGTTAGCTATAGCAGCTTGAATTCCTGCTGTTGCCCATGTTGTATCTGGATATACAACTGTTGGAAGATTATCAACTCCATCAGTAATAACATTTTGGAATATTGTTAATAGTTCATCTGCTCTAGTTACTTCAGTTGCGCTTGCTGCGCCTGCTGTAGTGTCTTGAGTTTCTACTAATTGTTCAGGATCTGCTACTGCGGTGTCTAGTAATACATCTCCAAGCAGTGTGTTAACCCATCCAAGAGCTGCCGCTGTTTCTGCTTGCTGTCCTTCGACTTGGTTGGTTGTACCAACATAATAACTTTGTGCAGCTTGTATAGTTGCACTATTACCACCGTATAGTATATCGTATGTCAGTGCATCAACAATGTACTTTGTGTCTCTTTCGCACTTGGCGCTATCGAATGTAAAGTTACGTGTAAATGTACGGTTGATATAATCAATAGTATCTGCTTGAACAATAGCTGTTCTTGCAATTACTGTAGCAAAACTTGCTTGTTCGTTTGCATCTGTCCATGCAATACTTGGAGCACTATCAGCTGGCATTCCAGCAATGCTTCCGGCAGTAATTACATCGATAATGATTTGTAACAAGTCTTGTACCTGACCGGTTGTACCTGCATCAGCACCTGGGCCTGTGGTGTCTTGTATTACTACACCTTGCTGTGGAGACCCAATTAGTATGTTTTGTACTACATCACTTAGCCATGTTTTAAGTTGTGTATATGCATCAATAGTTGCTGTAACTTCTGCTGCACTTCCTAACTGACTAACTGCTCCTACAAAGTAACTTTCGGCAGCTTGCTTAGTTGCTAGGTTGCCACCGTACAGTATATCGTATGACAATGCATCTACAATGTATCTAACATCTCTAGCACACTTGGTCTGATTGTATCCTGCAGGTGGTGTACCAGCATTAACATATGCTACTACTTCTGCTGCTAAGAAATCTCTGTTGCTTTGTAATTCGTTTTTTGCACTAACTAGATTTACACTAGCGCCTGTTGGTGTTGGGAATACTAATGCATCTGCACTTGTTTCTGTGCTAACAACTCCATTTTGAATAATATCAAGTATTTCGTTAAACGCACTAATTAATCTGCTGCTAAACTGACCAGTGATATCTAGTGTAGAAACTTGGTCTCTAACAAACTCAATTGATTTAATAGTTTGTAGATTTTGATTACTTAATACATACGAACTGTTTGCACGTTGGTACGAAAGTCCTGACGTTACAGCATTATAGTTTGTACCTAAAACAGCATCGTATGCTGCTGCCTCGATCATAATGCCTACATCACGTGAGCATTTTGCACTATCGTATGTAAATGTCTGGAAGTTGTTTGCAATCCAAATAATTACATTGTCTTGTACAAATTCTTTGTTGCCTTTGATTACACTGTATGCTTCTTCTAAATCGTTGTTAGCCCAAATAATACTTGGCATTACAGTACTTGGAAGACCGCTAATGCTACCTGCTGTAATTACATCTTCAATAATTTTTACTAGTCCGGCTAAGTCATCAACTTCGGTTGAACTTGCAGGAGTACCGGTAGTGTCTTGTGTTTCAACATATGATCCAGTTTTAACTACAGGAAGTTCGATAGCAACATCGCCTACCACTTGTCCAAGTCTGTTGTATGCTGCGGCTGTTGCTGCTGCTTCGCCTGCTCCAAGTTGGCTAACTGCTCCTACAAAGTAACTAGTTGCTGCTTGTATAGTTGCGCTGTTACCACCGTAAAGTATATCATGACATAGTGCATCAATAATGTATCCTACATCACGTGAGCATTTAACACTATCGTATGTTAGTGCTGGATAGTTTGTATTGATCCAACTAATAATCTCAGCTTGTATAAATGCTTTGTTTGCAATTAGCTGATCTTTTGCTTCTACAGCGTTAGGAGTAGGTAACGATGCCGGAGTAGGGAATACTAATGCGTCTGCTGCATCGTCTGTACTGATATTTCCATTTTCTAAAATGTCAATGATTTCGTCCATTGCTGCTTCAGCAAGTGGTTGTGCTGCATCACTTAATCCTAAAAGAACAATTTGTTTTTTAAGTTCTTGTAATGCACCAACAGTTTGAATTAATTGGTTGTCTTGTAGATCTGCACTACTTGCTCTTTGATACGCAAGACCTGCTGTTACACTATTATAGTTTGTTCCAAGAGGAATATCAAGTGCTACTGCGTCCATAATTAAGCCAATGTCTCTTTCACACTTAGCTTGATCGTATATAAAGTTTTGATAGTTGTTTTGTACGTATGCTACTGCTTCTGCTGCTAAGAAGTCTCTATTATTTTGTAACTGATCTTTAGCATTTATTTCTGCTGTAGTAGCACCAGTTGGGTTAGTCCAAGTTAATGCATCTGCATTTATAACACCATTTTGTAAAATGTCAAGTACTTCTGCCCATGCTGCACTAACTCTGCTTTGAGCAGTTGCATCACTTGCTGTTGCAGTTTCTGCTTCGCCTTTTGCAAATGTAATTGCGCCAACAGTTTCTGTTAATTGATCTGATAGTACTAGTGCTGCGTTTGCTCTACGATATGCTATACCCGACTGTACTGCATTATAGTTTGTTCCTAATGCAGCATCATAATACGAAGCATCGATAATTAATCCAGTATCTCTTTCGCATTTAGCTTGGTCGTAAACAAAGTTATTGTCATTAATATATGCAATAACTTCTTCTTGCAGGAAGGCTCTGTTTGCTATAACTTGTTCTGTAGCATTAATTAGTTCAGTGCTTGCAGGACCTGGTTCAGGATAAACAGTGCCTTCGCTTGGTAATTGATTAAATTCAATAATGTTTAGAATATCGTCAAACAATGCAGTTACAGTTTCTTGGAAAGTAGTATCTCTGTTTGCTGCTATAACTAACAAACGCTTTGCTTCGCGCATTGCAATAATTGTAGCTGGCTTTTGTTCTAGATTTAAATATGCAGTGTTTGCACGGTTGTATGCTAGAGCCGCTGTAATACTGTTATGGTTAGTACCTAGCTGTGCATCTCTATATATTGCATCAACAATGTATCCTACGTCTCTTGAACATTTATCAACATCATATGTTAATGTAGGATTGTTTGCTAAGTTGTAATCTTTAGCATCGTCGATAAAGTTAGATGCCTGTGCTAGTATTTCGTTAGCTGCGTCTTGTAATGCGCTTGCTTCTGATGTTAAAATTGGGTACGTTTTAGTTACTAGCCCTGTTAGAGTTCCGTTGTCGACTACTGTTTCGATAATCTGAAGCAACCCATCGATTAACGATGCTTCAACTGCTGTTGCATTTCCGCTAGTATAATCTTGTGTTTCTCCATTGCCTGTAGTTGGTGTTACTGCAAGACCACGAATTACTCTTTGTAAAACAAATCTTAATCTAGCAAATGCATCAACAATTGTTTGAACTTCGCTATCAATTAATGTGCTATAACCAATTTTATTAAAGAAATATGTTGCTTCTTGCACAGTGCTGCTATTACCACCGTAGAGCATGTCGAATGTTAATGAATCAATAACATAGCCAAAGTATTCTTTATATGTATCTTCGTCTAGGCTGCCCCAAGTGAACAATGCATTGTCGTCTTTAATAAAGGCAACAAACTCTTCTTGTAAAAATAGTCTGTTAGCAATTAAATGATCTTTAGTATCAATTCTATTTGCAGCAGCGCCATCGTGTTCATTAAATTCTACAGTTATGCCACTGCTATCACCGTCATCAATTATATTAATAAATTGATTAATTGCCTCATCAACACGGGCTGTTGCTGTAACACTACCGCTAACTTCTACTAATGCAAGTATTCTGTTTCTTAGATATTCAAAACTAGATAGCATCATTGATTTAAATCTAGTTCTAGTTACAAACTCTTGAGCTTGGCGTAATATTTGTTGATCGCTACCTAGTGCTACATACATTGCAATACCATTTAACAAGTTTGTCATGTCAGTTGTATATTGTGTTTGGTTGTAGCTTAATTCAGTAAACTGATCTGAAATATATGCACTAAGTTCTTGAATAATAAATTCTCTATTTGCAAGGATATTATCTTTAGCTCTGATATAACTAATATCAATGCTACTTAAATCATTATAAACAATAGCTGGTAATCCAGCACTATCGCCTGCACTTAGAACATTAGTGATAATGTTAAATCTTTGATCAATTTCTTCTTTCATTGCAAGACTTGTAGTCTGTGCTTTCATTTCGTCTCTTGCACTTTCAAGAGCATAAATTGTTGGTGCTAACTGATCAAGTATAACTTTACTTGCTGTACTACGTAGATAACTTTGTGCGGCTGTGATGCTTTGATAATTTGTTCCCATAACAATATCGCCAGCAACTGCATCTACAATTCTTCTAACGTCTCTACGGCAAACTGTTTCATCGTAAACAAAAGGTGGATCAATAATATCTGTTGCAGTAATATAATAGAATGTATCGTCGCCTTGGAATTGTATTACAGAACCCGTCTGCGGTTTATCTCGTAAACTTCCTAGTCTAATAGTACTGTTAGTTGAAAGATTAACTCGGCCTTCGGCTTGTGTAATTGCTCCGCCACCAGTGAATGTAACTTGCGGTACTTTAGTATATCCGCTACCGCTGTTAGTTATGCTAACGGCTGCAAGAAATCCAGTAGTTGAATCGATAAGTGCTGTACCGGTTGCTGTAATACCGCCTGCACCTAAAGGTGCTTCGAACGTAACTGTTGGAGCAGATGTATAACCAGTACCAGGATTAGTTATAGTAATACTACCTACTGTAGAATAATAGTCTTGATCCGGTACTGCGTTTGTATACGCTGTTTGATAATAACCGTCTGCAACACAACCGTTGATACCAAAGTCGCTAACACTGTTTGAAATACTTAGATAACCGCCTTTTGTGGTCATAAATCCTGTGCTACAGAAAACAGTAAAGCACGAAACAATCTGAGTGTAACCAAAGTTAGTAATATGGAAACCAATACCACCTTGTGCAATTTGTGTAAATGCGTCAGCAACAAAACTGAATACTAGAGATGCAGGATCGTATTGATCGCCGTCGACTAAAATACCGCCGCCACCGCCATAGTCATTGATTTGTTTTGCTAGTGGAAGGTCTGGATAATCTTCAACCATAAGAGGTCTAGCACTAGGCTCAATTCCATCAATTTGTACAGTTTCAAATGGAATAAATTCAGTACCGTCGTTTAACCAAGGACCGTTCATGTTTGTACAGTTTTGTATGTACGGCGATGTTGTACATAGTGTACCAGGACGTATTTCAGCACACCAGCCTGGTGCTCTTAGTCCTCGGAAAGTAATCTGATATAAGTAACAACCGTTGCCTACATAAAATATAGTTTGTGTATTGTTTTTTGGAAATACTCTTGTGTTTCTAAGCTCGCCTTGGCCGGTTACTGTAACAAAGTCTTTAAGTACAATTGGATTTTCTTCGTAGTAATCTCCTGGAGCAACAATAATTGTCGATCCTTCTGGTGCAATTTCTGCTGCCTTTTTAATACTTGCAAAAGCCCCGTCTGAACCGGCACTCCTACCATCGTTTAAGTCGCTACCATCTTCAGTAACGTAATAAACATTTGTAACCTTAGGTCCTGTTGTATCTCCAGATACTCGCAAATCACCGGTAATGTCTACTTTTTTAGAAGAACCTAATTCAATTGTAACTTCGCCGTCGGCAGTGAGTACAAGAGATTTATCTCCAATTTTTCTTTCATGTATTGACTGTTGCTTAAAAAACTTCATTTATACTTCCAAATAACTAATTGTTGCGCTTAGGTTTGTTGGGCTTTGACCAACCAATACTACTCGATCATTTTCTTCTAAAATTATTCTTTCAACGTTAAACGTAAACGTATCAGATGCCGACACACCCAAATTATTTAGAACAAGATTGACGTCAGCTTTAGTTTGCCCGTCTGGTATAACGTGCATGTCAAACGAAGTATCGTTTGTACCAGTGCCATCGTCTGTACCAACGTTGCAAACCAAAAGAGTAGTAATGGCATACTTTTTACCTGATGGAACAGTTAATATTGTTGTATCTGTAGTTTGTACTGCTGCATTTGCTACTGCCATTGTTTTCTTCCTTAAAATATAATACTATAAAGTAATGCTTTGTTTCTGCTGATAATCTCGTCTTGAGTGGTATCTTGGTTTTTAAAATACAAGCCTGTGCCGCCGTCTCCTACTGCTTTACTGTACAGTACTATGCCATCAGCTGGTGCAGCTAATAGTGTGTCGTCTTGTACTGTTAAATTCATAAAATCATTTATTTGAACTTGTCCAGTACCTGTACCTTGTAGTTTTATAGTTCCGTTAATATCATTCGATGTTATAGTGTCAGCTGCAAAACGTAAGTTTTGAATTTCTACTCTAGTTGAATAGAAAGTCGAAATGTTAGTTCCGTTAACAACAACACTAACTTTATTTTCTAAATCACCTGCTTCAGTGTCTTCAGCAAGCACATAAGTAGGCGACGATGCTCCAAGAAATGCTGTTATTCTGTCTTGAAAGTTATATAGATTATAACTTGAAACATAATCGATTAAACCTCTGACGTTAACAAGTGTATCATCGTCAAAACTAGCTGCTCTAGCTAGTCTGTCTGTTTCGCCTATGTCTTCTGGTATTGTTGCGCCATTTCCAGCATAATTCCAAATTTGTGATTCGTAATTATTTGTGCCAGTAACAGTAACAACACCTGTGCTTGAACCTATAAGATATAAATCTTCACCGCCGGTTAACATACCGCTTGCATATAAACTAAACAGAGCTAAATTGCTAGGGGTTGCAGTTGCATCTTGAAAAACGTATGCACCTGTAACAGAAGCACCTGCTCTAGTTGAGTTTTTGCTTTCGTCAAAAAATAGGTAAGCATCATCACGTGTACCGCGATCAATTTTTAATCCTGCTGTTGTTGCACTAACACCCGAGCCTGTTTCACCTGCATTTAAGGTAATAGTGTTATCATAAATTACAAGATCTTCTCGATCAATAACAGTGCTTGAACCAGCAGTTAACGAACCGGCAATGTCAACATCGCCATTAATGGTAACGGCGCCTGCTAATCCAGGATTGAGAACTATTTCTCCGCCTTCGTTAATTTGTATGGTATATTTGTCTACACCTATTTTATTGACTTGAATTGCCATTTAACTCTCCTTAGACGGCAGTTAATACAATATAGTCGTTTGTCGAATCGTTTTCTAGTGCCCAAGTATATCTGTTACCTGAAAAGTCAGTTGCAACACGCTTTGTGATTTTTGCAATGTTTACTTCAGTACCTGAGTTTGAACCAATATAACCCCAAAGTCTCATTTCGCCATCTGCACTAGGTGCACCATCTTTTAGTACCGCAGTTGTTGTGCTTGTTGAATCTTTTAAGTTTGTAGTATCTAGATTAGCTTCTTGTGCAACAACAAAAGTTTTTGCACCGCGTTGCTTAACAATACCGCCATCTGTTCTTAATGACGTATCGTAAAATTCTATTCTCACACCGGTGTTCGATGTTGCTTCACCGATTACATTAACACCAAGTATATCTTTCTTTAGTGGACGTCCCATTGTTTTCTCCTTTGTTGACGTTCTAGGTCTACGCGGTGGGTACCGCATAAGTCCTCTTTCGAGAGGCTCTCCTCTTGACATATGTATTTATCCTTTTCGATAAAATGGGTTATTATGTGTCAAGTTTTTGTATGGTTTTAGTATAACGTCTTCCTTTGTTTTCGTATTGTTCATACACTACTCGGTCACCGATTTTAAAATCATAATCTGCTTTGATAAACAGTACATCTCTACGATTAATACCCCATGTATCGGGTCTAATGATACCGTATATTCCTGTAAATTTGTATACTTTGCCTTTGTGTTCCATAGCAATCTCCTTGCAGTATTTACTCATAAAAAAAGGGCCCGAAGGCCCTTTTCTATTAGTTTTAGTAAAACTTAGCTGAAGCTTAGGTTTGCAGAAGTTACTTCTACCTTCTCGAGGTAGTCTGCTGCGTTACCTAGCGACGATGCTGTGTTCGATAGTTCAACATAGCCGTAACGTGTCATAAACGATACAGTTGGTTCAAATGTTGATGGATCTAGAACAACACCACTGCTCATTAGTGGGATGTATGGGCAGTAGAACGCTGCTGCGTCTGATTCGCTAGTACCTTTGTAACCAACTAGTACATCGTCGTCTGCTGCATATGTGTTTACATATACTTTCATTGCATTGTTCAATGTACCAACCATTTTAGTGTTAGTTGGTGCTTCAAATGTACCTTCAGTAGTACGTGCAAATGCACTAGTTGTAGCACTTTGTAGTACAGTTAGGATTGCTGGTGAAACAACAGCCCAGTTACCTGCGCCACGGCGTGTACGCTGTGCGATTCTGTTTGCTGCACGGTTGATTAGAACTGCAAGAGCTGCGTGTTCGTCACCAACGAATGTAGCTGTACCTGATACTGCTGCTTGGTTGAAAGTATCAGTACCTGTACCTGCTAGAGTTGATAGAGAAGAAAGAACTTCTTGATCAATTTCAGCAGTGATTTCTTGTGCAAGAGCAGCCATGATTTCTGCTTCTACATCGATGCCGTGCTGTGACTGAGCGTCTTGAGCAGCTTCAAAAGTCCAACGTGCGCTTAGTTTGCGTGTTTTGGCTTCTACAGTTTGCTTCAAGATTTGGATGCTTAGTCTGTTACCAGCTGCACCTTCAAGTGCCGCAGTTGCATCTGCTTTTGCAGTTGTAGCGTTACCTGAATATGCTTCAGCAATTTTAAATGGGCTTAGTGCTTCAGTACCTGCTACTGCTCCACTTGAGCCTGTCCCTGCTGTGTCGCTGTAGCGAACACGTAGAGTGTGAATCTGGCCAACTGGGCCAGTCATTGGTTGTACACCAACAAGTTCGTTTGCAATAACTGTTGGCATTACACGTCTAATCACTGGTAGGATTACACGGTTTAGTGTTGCGATGTTACCAGCTGAAGTAGCACCTGCTGTAGCAGTCTCTGCGAGATACCTACGGGTATTCTCAAGAGTAGTTGCCATAACGGCTTTCTTGTTGCCTCCTAGGCCTTCAAGAAGTGCTGACTTGGTATCATTCCAACGGCTTTCTAATAGTTCTGACATTGGTTTCTCCTTAACTCAATCCAGCAAGGCGCTTTATATCTATGACATTATTGTCATCGCCTGCTTGTTTAACGTCATTGTTTGTTCTGTTGCCTGTAATTTCTTTTGCCTCTGATAACACAGCCTTCTGCTTTGCTGGACCTTTGCCGTCGATGACTGCAGGTAGGTATTTGTCAAATGCGGTCTGTAACTTTGAAGTTTGAACCGATTCCAGTAAGTCTGTCATTATATTTTGTTGATCTTTGCTTAGTGGCGCAATCAACTTGTTTAGTTTATCGTTGCGAGCAACTGACTCGTTGATCATTTTAATCTCGTTTGTCTTTGACTCTGCAAGTTTAATAGCTTTCAACGCGGCGTTCTTTGCTTCTGCAAGTTGACGATCTTTAGCATCGACTACTTTTAGTAGTTTAGAAGTTTCGCTTTTTTCATTTAGATAGCTATGTGAATATTCGTTTGCAAATGCTTCGAATAGTTTACGACCGAAGTCGTTTTTACGTGCTGCTTCAATATCTTCTTTAAGTGCTGAGATCTCTTTTGTAAGACCCTTTGCAACTGTTTCAGATACTAGTGCAGCAGATTTTGTAATAAAGTCTTTTTTAACTCTATTAACATGTGCTTTGCCTTCACGTACTAGACGTACTTTTGTTTCGGCAAGATCTTTTTTGTCTTCGTAGAACTCAGCAAGTTCTTTAGCAAGTGATTCAACTACAAACTCTTCTAGAGCAACAAACTTGTCAGCCATTGCTTTTTGATCTGAATGCAGTTCTTTAATTTCTTTAGCTAGTGCTTCAGAAACAAAGTTTTTCATCAAGTTTGCATTTTGGCGCTGTGCAACTGCAAATTTAGCTTTTGCTTCTGCAAGTTGGGTACGGTCTTCGTGGAATTCTGCAATTTCTTCTGCTAATTTTTCTGAAACAAGACTATCAATGGCTTCTACCATTGTAGTTTTATCATGCTCATATTTTTTAGCAAATTCTTCACGTAATTCCGCTGTTGCCGCAAGGCGGTTTTCTTTTACCTTAGCGTTCCATGCTTCCTCTAGTTCTGTGCGAACTTCCTCTGATAGTGCTGAGTTTTCGAAGAGTGATTTGAGTGCTTCTAACATTTCATTCTCCTCGTTATCGGAGCCTGTCTATTATATTTAATAGACTCTCTTTTAAGTATTTCTGTGCCTGTTTATCGCCTTGAACTTCCCTAGCTGTCTGGAACGCCCTATATCCACCATGTGAATTCATAAGGTGTTCGTAAATTGGTGTAGGATAAGCACCTGGAGCACTTGGTTGTGCTACTACATCTACGGTGATTATCTCAAAATCTGATACTTCACCACTACCATCTTCCATAACGTTGCCGCTACCACGCGACGAGACGCCTAGTTTAACGCCGCTTTCAAGCATTGTTTTAACTAGGCCTCCCATCGGTGTTGGTAGTACTTTTAGTTTACCGTATCCGTTTGGTCCATCCATCCACATTTCTGTAATCATATGGCTCACACGGTCTAGGTTGATATTAAGTCCTTCTGGATGATCTACTTCGCCTAACACAGAGTATCCTCCGGCTATCTGCTCGCCGAGCGTTTTGACAGCCCTGCCAATCTCGTTAACGGGATAAACACGCTGATTTGCGTTGCGTACACCGCCTTGAATACAAATACCTTTCATAAAAAGATCTTTGCCTTCATTGGCAGACTCAACGACAATCCTAGCCTGGTCGAAACTCAAATGTTCACGTAGGTAACTCATCAATCAGTCCTTTACTTTGCTCTTTTAGGAGCACCGTTTAATGGTGAACCAGCGCCTTTGTCAGCAGTCTCTGGTTTACCTTTCTTCTCGGCACCGTGGCCGGGTTGTGATGCCATCTTAGTAGCACCTTTAGCACCAGGAACGTTTACGTTCTTGGTATTCATGTCCTTTGGGTTCTGATCACTTAGTGCTGAACCTTTTAGGTTACCTTTGTTAGCTTCTACGCCTGCTTCTGTACCGCCTTTTGCGATATTAGCAGTTGTTCCGCCCATGTTGTTTGGTTTTGCAACAGTTGATTTTGCGTTTGCACCGTTGTCGCCCATTTTTGCTGGAGCAACTTTGTCTGCATATTCACGCATCATTTCTGCGCTTGACTGAGCTAATTTTGATTCTGCTTTGAATGGCATTTCTTCTTCGCCTTCTTCATCGCCTTCTTCGTCACCTTCTTCGTCACCCATGTCCATATCCATGTCCATGTCCATTTCGTCGCCGTGCTCTTCTTCACCAGCTTCGTCGCCCATTAGTGCTTCGAATTCTGCTTTAAGTGCTTCTAGTTCATCTTCTAGGTCTGCTACACGATCTTCAACGTCACCGTCTTCGTCGCCCATACCCATGTCGTCGTCACCGCCCATGTCCATATCCATGTCCATGTCGCCTTCGTCGCCTGGCATTGCAATGTCGCCCATCATATCATCAGTTGGGTCGCCTTCGCCAAAGAAGCCTTCTTCTACTTCTTC